CAGTTTATTAAACACGTTGGTGACTTCTTTAAAGCACAGGCTTACCTTGTTGCGTACAAAGAAGATCTAGAGCGTAAGGTGTTTGGTAGCAGCTATGGGGATAACAACATTGGTGCTTTGGAGTTGATATCGATTGAGACTAAGCTGGTTAAATGCGGTGCTGAACTCAGGGAACTGATGAACGAAGCGCCAGCACAGTTAGGTCCGTTGTATAGTCGCTACAAGGCAATGTATTCCAAGATCCTTGACGAGCAAAAGAAGGCAAGGGAGCGGGACAGAAAGAATGAAAAGCAAAGGAGGGTACTCAAGGTGAAGACAGAGAATGATCGTATTGATCGCTGTGTTCCTCATTGGGTGACGCTTGGGCTAATCATTATTTTCTGGGTGTTCGTATGGCTAATAACATCGCTGAGTACGATGCAAAGATCTACTTTTGGGGAATGGTCTTATTCGCCACCGTCGCTTTTATCGCACTCCCTGCCGTTGCCTTTATCTATCTTGACAACAAAATCCTTAGTGAACAAGTCAAGTCTGATAGACGCAAGACTGAGCAACTGAAGCAGAAACTTGAAGAGCAACTGAAAGAGGGGAATCGTGAGAAGCCTAGCAACAATCCTAATCCTGATGGCACTGATAGGCTGTGAAGACAGATACCGCTACTTTTGCCAAGACCCAAAGAACTTCAGCGCCAAGCGTTGCCAACGTCCAGACTGTTTGTTTAGCCAAGATTGTCCTGACTACTTGGTAGCGCCTATCCTTGAGAAACAAGCCACACAACCACAGCCAGTTGCATCGGAGCCTATCAAATGAAGCACTTAAAAATTGAAACTGTTGAAGATTTAGTTAAGCTGATTCAGGTTTGCGTTTGGGGATTTGTGGTTTTTGTCCTGATGCTTGTGCTTGGTGGGATTGTTGGCTCGATGGTTTATTCCGTTATGTTTATTGCCCAGCCAATGAAAGCAATGTCTCCGATTGACCAAGCATTTACAAAGATGCTTAATGACATTGTTTTGATTCTGGCTAGCAGCGTCACGACAATCGTGAGTATGTTTGCTGTCAACAAGGCTTCTCAAGCTATTGCAGAGAAGATTGCCCCTACCCTTGGCATACCACCTAGCACACCACCTGCTCCACCTACCTCGGCTATGCCTAACTTCAACTGGATGGGTTTAGAACCTGCCAAGTTTGATGAAGAGTGGAGAGCGCCACCACCACCTACAACCCCTGCGAACTATGTCGATCCTTCGTTTGAAGATATTGCCAGAGAACGCGCTGCTGCAAAGGTTGAAGCATGAAGACTGCCATCGCTGCCGTATTGATTGCCATAGCGGTTTACTTCTATGGGCATAGCAAGGGCTGGAACGAACGCAATGCAGAAATGCAAGCCGAGATAGCCAGCAAGAACGAAGAAGCACGAGTCAAAGAGCAAGAGCTTCAGAAACAGTTAAACAGTCAAACATCACAACTCATGGAGGCCAACGATGCCATCACTAAAAAGCAGTCTGATCTTGATCGCCTTATCAACGCTGGCAGGGTGCGCCTCCCCTCCACAAGTTGCGTACAAAGCACCCCAAGTACCGGACCTGCCACCGGAAATAGCCCAGAAGCGCCAAGCGAATCTGAGCGAGAGACTCTTAAACTCATTGCAGAAATCGCCGCAGACGGAGACAAAGCGATAAACCAATTGAACGCTTGTATAGACGCTTACAACAAGGTAAAGGAAACAGTAAATGGTCAACGCTGAACAACTACAAAAGTTACATATTGGCATTGAGTGGGTCCCAGCATTGAACGACACCTTTGCCCGTTTTGGTATTGCATCACCTCGTCAACAAGCTGCCTTCATTGGTCAATGTGGTCACGAGTGTGGCAACTTTAGAGTGCTGGAAGAGAACCTGAACTACCGCGCAGCTACCCTGATGAAGCTGTGGCCTAAGCGTTTCCCAACTCAAGAGGTAGCCAATGCTTACGAGAAAAACCCTAGAAAAATCGCCAACATGGTCTATGCTAGTCGCATGGGCAACCGTGACGAAGCATCTGGTGATGGGTATCGTTTTAGGGGTCGTGGCTGTATTCAGCTTACTGGTCATGCTAATTATTTTCATGCTGGCAAGGCATTGGGTGTTGATTTTGTTATGGAGCCTGATCTTGTGGCTACTCCTAAATATGCAGCCCTGACAGCAGGATGGTTCTGGTCAACACATGACTGCAACCGCTTGGCAGAGGCAGGTGATTGGACAGCGCTTACCAAGAAGATTAACGGTGGGACTATTGGCCTCTCTGATCGCATAAAGCACACGGAAGAGGCGCTTGCTGTCCTGCAATCCTAATGGACTGATGGTTCGCTGACTAGGAATTCGTAGCCAGCGTTGAGGCGGTAGTTATTCAAGAGCTTCTCTTGGATTTCTACCATCCTGTAGAGGTAGATAACCTCATCGGTTACCTCTGTAGAGTCGATGATTGTGCCCTCTGCGTCACGCTGAAGCAGGACATAGGACCATTCTTTTACTGCATTGCTATTAGACATTTGATCACCACCCAAACTGTTAAAGCAAGCACAGCACCTACGCCTAGGCAGAACAGAATTAGTTCAATCATTTTGGCATCCCCGCACGGCTGTAGACCGCAAATGTTTTAGGCATCAGCATGGCATCATTTTTTGTAACGCCATGAATCGTGCCGTGGTTAGGTTTCTCAAGACGTTTCTTCTCTACGTATTGAGTCATTGCCATACTGCCCTTAGAAGACGTTATATGGTCTTTCATGAAGTCTGGGTAGTGTGTCTTGATGAAGTCAGGATGGAACGCATTCATTGTTCTCTCGCTTTCAGCATAGCATCTGCAATCATGTACGCTTTACGCGCCATATCACTTGCTTCTGCTTTTGCATAATCTTTTGCTTGTGAGTTGATTGCTTGCATCGCCTTGGCAGCAAAGTAATCACGCAATGTCATGCCTTGTTGTTCGTTCCTAGTACTGCCAAACGCCATATTAGGAAACGCTGGCCCACCTGTATTCATACCAACCCCCACTCACGTTCTGATCGACCTGCTTTAGAGGTCACGGTTTGTCCTGTTAAATCAACTACGCCCAGCTTCTTCATCTCTGGCAGCCTCCGAGCTACCTGATTCGGATCCAACCCAGTCCGACTGGCGATCCCGTCTTTCCCCAGAGGTCCATGCTCTAACAGACATTGATAGATCAAGTCCATATGCTGGGGAGCCACTTCCTTTATTTGCTCTGCTGCCTGATGACTTGTAACTGGATCGGACTTTCGTGACCGCCAAAACTGTAATAATTTCATCGGTTAACTCCTTTTCTTTGCGTCTACTATAAACAATGCCATTGTCCCTAGTCCATGCCTCGTGGCAACGGCCTTGAGCCTTCATCTTTGCTTTGTATTCATTTGTACAGTCTTCACAAATGAACGTTTGTTCTTTAGCCCTGTAGGCTTCGTGTAACCATTGCTGGTATTGCAGGTGGCTAACAAAACAATCGGGGGTGTACTTACTTTTGTTGGGATTCATAGGGGCGACATGGGAGTCAATGAACAAGTCTAGTTGATCATCGAACCCCATGCCTGTCACCTTACATACATCCACATTGCATTTTTCCGTTACTTGCTGGGAAGCATTGATAACGGGTAAAAGCTGGGCATGAAGCAGCTGCATATCCAGCCACAACTAAAAGCGTAATCGCCAAAACAAATTTTTTCATCAAAAATCTCCGGTTAATTTACCAAGGTATATCGTCTTCCATGTCCTGCACGGCTTTACCAGCAGGGGCTTTGGTTACTTGAGCAGCCTTTGCTTTTTCAAGAACCACGGCGTTGAACTTTTCGTTCGCGTAGATGTAATTGAACCAATTACCGTTGTCCATCTTTTTAGACGGATACTTTACAAATTCACCTTTAGAGCCTTGCATGATGCCGCAGCCCTTGATGGTGATGAAAGGGTCTACGCCCTCTTTAGATGCCAACATTAAATTGAAGGAGGGGTACTTGCCCTCTTTCCATTCGATTGAGATTTCCATTTTCTTCCTTTAGGCGGGTTTCGCCTTCTTTATCGCTGATCGAATACCAGCACTCATTTGGTTAGACAACCAAATCTCTTGATCAGACTCAAGGGCAGATTCCTTGATCATCTGATATGCCTCAAGGGCTTT